AAGTATGAGGGATTAGGCCTCTTTGAGATCAGCTTATGACGATCGATTACTGTAATTACCTGATTCTTTTCATAAACATCATTGATGTAATCATAATAGTCGCCATAGAACGTAAGTATTTCTACGAACTCTGATAACAAATAAGCCCTAAAGCTTGTGAATCCGTCCATCTGGTACAGATGGTCTTTTTGAATCCAGTCGCCCTGGAAGGTTCGGGCGTGAAAGCGGATTTCCTTGAGGTACTTGTAGAGATTCTCCATCTCTTCACGGTTCTCATCCGTGGTTACTCGCTCGAGATACTTACGAACCTCTCCGAGTGAGATAATGGACCGGACGATCTTTGGTGAACTGTGGAAGTTCTCTGCCGTTGGATTGAAGACGATATCAAGTGGGTTGATTCGTCTGATTGCTGGGCCGACATATCCGACTTGAGTTTTGTCAGGCTGCTCAACCCTTTCATCCATCCATTCGACGGTTGCGAAGGGGTTTCCTCGTTGAATGTAGTCTGCAAGGCACTTCTCGATTTCATGTTTGAATCCCGGTTGGTCTGTTACCCAAGACATATAGTTTACGATAGCGTCTCTCTTATCGACAGACATCTCATCCTTTTCCATAGCTTCATAGATGAACCACTTTCTCTGTGGGAACATCGTAGCCATGTAATTCACGATAAGATTGTCGTAGATTTGACACATCTTCGGAATAGTAGTCTTATTCTTCCAAGGAAGCTGATTATTGGTAGTCTGCGTGGTATCTACGGCATAGACATAACGAATAATCTCTTCCCAGTCGTTCTTAGCGAACTGGCGAAGAGTGTCCCATTGAATCCACTTTTCAGTTAGACGTGTAGCCAGCAAATCTGGCTGTAGTACGTTATGAAGCTCAACAACTTGACCGGTCATAGAACTCCACCAAATCTGCTATGGTATGTAAATGTTTGTACATTCTTATGCTTTGAATATGCGTTTGAAGGCGCTGTAGACACGTCTATCGCCTGGGATAGGGCATCTTTGATATCGTCGTGTGTAGGATGATTAAAGATCAGCTCTTCTTCTAGAGCCTGACAGAAACCAGACCTATAGTGCCAAATCTGACGATTCTCGTATCTAGACTGAAGGATTGATCTAATCCTCTCAGCCTTTACCCCTTCCCATTTGGTGGGACGGTATTCGTCGATTGACAGAGCTAAACCGTGCTTGCGGATGTAGTTTTCCTTTAAATCCCTCACGATCACCGATTGGGCTGCGGTAACTTCCGCTCTTAATTTCCGGAATCCCCATTTGTCGTGTAATTTGAATATCCTCGCGTAGTATTCTGCCATTCGGTCTGTCTTGAACCGGTCGATCTCTAAGACGTAGTAATCATGTTCTGCCGTCACGCCTACGACGGCGATGGCGGTGTAGTCCGCTTTTTCCGAGAGCGAGTACGCGAAGTCGACTGCGGCGAAGACGTTGAGGGGGTTTCCTTTGAAGAACCATCTACCGTCTCTGTTGGAGAGGTAGGCGGGGTCGTAGTATTGGAAACTGTCTCTGTTGATTGGGGACGATTCGATGTCGTTCGGATCGTTATAGTATTGGGCCCTGAAGTGAAACTTATTAGCGTACTGTTGTCTCTTTGTATTGAGAATTTGGGCATTGAATCCGAACCATTTGCCGTCTGGGTATTTCGTTCTGGGCCAGAGAAACTCGCCAGTGCCGTCTCCAGCTGATTCAACTTGTCTTTCAAAGACTTCAAATAAAGGCTCGGATTGGTCATCCAAAACATTTCCGTCATCATCATGTTTTTCTATCTCCATTCCTATGAGTTTTGAATACAAATCATCGGGGTGGTATCTAGTACCTACAACCCATTCTTTTGCACCCGTACCCTCAACAGAGGACAGATAGCCGTATTGTTCTTCTACTTTCTTTCTGGAGTCTTCAAGATAAGCATTACCTGCAACAACTACGTCATCCAAGACAGCGATATCGCAGTGCAGACCTACGATGTTGCTGGTGAGACCTGCTGTAAAGACAGTGGGCTCACGGATGTAATCTTCCTGCCGTTTAGGGTGGTCTACGGATATTTCTCTTTCAGTCCACTTCTCGCGCCTAGCTTCTTCAGGGAAGACCATCTCTGGCCAGTAGGCACGATAGGTTTCGTTAGTTAGAATATCCTTAATAAACTTCAACTGTTTCGTAGCAAGATTGCTGGTCGAAGATATGTAAAGTACCCGGATAGCGGGGTTCTTCGTTATTTCCCAGGCAACCCTGTACGCAATAAGTGTCGATTTCATATGGTCGCGAGGGAGTAAGACTATCTGATGGTCTTTCGCTTCTTGCTTGCACCACCATGTAATCAACTCCCTGTGAACATTGCCTAGCCACCGCTTAGGGTGGACTAGTCTGATGAATTCTTCCAGATCGGCTAGCGCCAGCTTTCTGCGCTCTTCCTTCTCCGGAGAGTCCTTCTTAGCCATTAGGTGTTAGTAATAGCTGAAACTTTGAAGCCCGCGCCCATTGGAACGCCTATGATGCGTTCTGTACCCGCAGCCATGCGTGAATTATTTACGGTAGCCGTTGGGTTAGTTCCGAAGAGCACCGAACAAATGGCGTTGGAAGTAATACGAACCAGACGCGTATTGTTCTTAAATGCACTCGAAGCGGTCGCACCAGCGGTAAAATCAATCGCCTGATCCGCGTTAGCTGGCTCAGTCACGAAAGACGCCTGATCAGTGCTACCACCATGGTAGGCATCAGCGTATTCAGTGACGTATAGAATATTAGCCATTGTTAGTTTTCTTCCTTATTCTTAAAGGTCTTTGGTAGAGAGAGCTGCCACAGACGATCATGGAGTTCCGAGAACCTCTGATCATCATGTCTTTCGTGGTACTCTAATTTGTCTAGAACTTTGCTTTCGATACTAAAGACTAAAGCCTTGATGCTATCGAATTGTTTTGTAAGCCAGTTGGAAAGACGCCATTGGGCGGTTAGAATTGCTAAGACCACACCAATGATTTCAATAGCGGGGCTCCAGTCTTGAAGGGTCATCATTAGTACTTACGATAGATAGTGGTATACCCACTAGCCTTCCCTTCTTTGTAGTTAGAATGGGTATTATAGTCGGTATCTGTGGTACCTTCCTCATCTCCCATCATGATCTCTTCCAGGCTGTAAACCTGTTCCACCTTGCAATCATCCATAGGGATGTTAATTTGCTTAAGGGCCGGTGTACCCTCTGAAAGTCTATAATTAGTCATTTGCCGTAGCCTCCCATCGGATTAAGCGGATGAGGGGTTACAGTGCCTCCCTTATTGGGGAGACCTCCTAAAGACCGCGAAATTCCTACTGATTGTTTAATATTCTTCATGGCATCTGAGATATCAATCACATCTCCAGCCATTTGAGTTCCAGTTTCTGATTGAGAGCCCATGTGCGCTGGCTGAGGGTCTCCCATGTGTTCGTCGTAACTATACGCCATTATTGATTCTCGTACATGTCCTGTTGGTCTGCCGACGGAGGATTAGCAGAACCTAGGGTGGCACCAGCTGGATCGGGCATGTTATATGCTGGATGATCTGTTGGATCGGTAATCTGACCCTGCATATGCTGATATGATTGGGTCATTGCGTTAGGGCGGACCGCACTCTTAGGAGTGAAGGTCTTTCGTCTAGTAGGCTGCTTCATCTGGATTAGACGGGAAACCGTTGCCCGATTTCTTACCCGGAGGCGGAGACTGAGAACCTTCGTGGGCTCGCTTCTCTTTACCAGACATATGATGATAAGCTTCTGCTTTATTGTGGTCGTCTTTGGCGTGAGCCATTATGCAATTCCTTTAGCGTATAATAGTTTAACTTGACCTTTGGTAAACTTCCTACCAGAGGGTGATCTGTATTTACCTTTGTCTTTACCAGAGGTGATTTTAGTAAAAGGCATCAATCCATACCCATCAGTGTTAACGTGTATGCTTCATTTGCCGTTGGTATGTACCCAGGAAACCCGTATGTCTGTAAAAGACCATACACATTTGAAACAGGGCTTGTTGCAGTAGGTGTATTATCAGGGAAAATTGGAATACTACTAGGATCGACTGGAGAAATCGTAGATAAGACGTGCGGGGCAAATGCATCGCTAGATACATTGGTTGCAATCGTAAGGGCAGTTGTAGTACAGTCTAAAGCTACAGAGCCTAGATAGCCAGACTCAGAAGATTGGAAGAATCCATTATCTCCGAGAGTTACCGTAGGTAAGAATTGATACAGAT